CCTCCTCGTCGCGGATGGGCCCGCCCGGGTAGTCGTCGATCATGTGCAGCGCGTCGCTGTTCTCGCCGGTGCAGGCGAGGGCGACTCCGGAGGGCGACTCGCTGTCGGTGTGGATGACCCGCCACCGCGGTCGGTCCCCGGTGTCGTGGGCGATCAGCGGGGCGACTGCGGCGCGGGCCTTCGCGAGGTTGTCGCTCATGCCGACCGCCTGTCGGCCTGCTCCGGAAGCGGGCTCTTCGCGAGGTGCACACGCGTCGCCCGCATCGCCGGGTGCCGGATCTCCGACGCGCCCTTCGACCCGAACCGGAACAGGACCCGGGCCGCCTCGCCGAGCTCGGCCAGCAGACGCCGTACATCCGACATGCGGACCTCGACCTGTGCGGTGTCCATCGACGCGACGTCCTCGACCTGCTCGATGGCTGCGTCGAGTTCGCCTTCACGGGCCACCCCGGTGACGACTGCGGCGAGTTCGTCGAGTGCGGCGATCACGTCGTCTCGGGTGTCCTCGTCGCCCCATCCGGCGACGAGTTGCACGAGGGTGTCGGTGCGGATCTGGTCGACGCGGAGGACACCGTGGAGCCCGTTGGCGCCGAGGCTGAACGACTGCTGCGGCTTCTGGGAGTGGTTCATCAGGCACCGTCCACGTTGATCTCGGGCTCGCCCGACTCGTCGCGGAACAGCTCCCAGTCGCCGTCGATGTTCAGCGACTGGTTGCGGTCCGAAGACGCGCACTGGTGGCACAGCGTCGGCGTCTCGGCTTCCTGCGCGGCCTGTTCGAGTTGCTCGGGCGTCGCGTCGTCGGGGGCCTCGAACTCGACGACGCACGAGGCGGTCTGGATCAGTACGGCTCGGTACTTCATGACGTGGCGCCCTTCGTCGGAGCGGTGAGGAGCATGAGGAGCGCGGCCGCCGACAGCGCGGCATCCCGCAGTACGGCCTTCGCGGTGACGACCTCGACGAGCAGCCGGTCCGCCGTGCGGGACTCCAGCAGCGGCCGGCAGTCCGGCCACGCGAAGTGGTCCGCGTCGACGAGGAGCAGGAACGGGCTCGCGGTGGCCGAGGTGAGGGAGAGGCCGAGGGAGAGGAACGCGAGCCACTCGGCAGGCGTGTGCGTGTGCGTCATCGCGTGCCGCCCGTCTCGGGCAGGTCCCGGGGCACGCGGTACGAGTGGTGCAGCGGCCCGTCGTGCGGGTCCTCACGCGGCACCCGCACCGACCACGGCGCGTTCGCGTGCGTGCACGAGTTGGCCTCGTGGCCGCCGTGACAGCCCTTCTCGCAGGCCGCGCAGTCCGGGCACCACCGCTCCGGGAGACTCCCGCACGCGTCGCAGGCCCCAGGCTTCTCGGCCTCCACCCGCAACGCCTGCGTCGGCGCGAACAACCGCGTCAACGGGTCCGCCGACTCGGCCGGCGACGGTCCCTTGGCGGGCTCGGCCCGGTCCGCGCGCAGGGCTTGCACCGCGTCGTCGAGCGCCTCGTTCGTGGTGTGCCGCTCGGCCTCCAGCTCGGTCACCCGAGCCCGCAGCTTGGACCGCCCGCGCTTCGCCGAGGCGAGCGCCAGCCGCAACCGCGCGTTGTCCTGCTCCTCTTCCCAACGCGCCAGACACGCCCCCACGACGTCGTCGCGAGCCTGATCCAACTCCGACCGCAGCACCGGACCGACCGGGACCGGCAGCGCGAACGCCGACCCGATGATCCCCAACTCCGCGAGATCCGCCAGCGACACCAGCACCTCATCCGGGACACCAGCCACCGAACCCGCCAGCGCATACAGGCCACGCCCGTCAGACGTCACCGCACGCCGCGTCCAGCACGACCCATCCGCCGTGTTCACCACCAGCGGGTGATGCGATACCGGGGCGCTCACGCGGTCACCGCCGCGGCGATCTCGTGCATGACCGACTCGCCCGTCACCTGCGACACCGACACCAACACCGGGCACGCGGCCTCGTCCGCCACCACCGAGTCCGCCAGCGTCTTGGTGCGCAGCGTCCACACGGTGATCCCCGACGGCAGGTCGACCTTCGTGATCGTCCCGCCCATCTCGTACAGCCACGCCCCGAGGACATTCATGTCCGTCGCGAACACGTGGACCTCAGTCGCCGTCGCCTGGAACGCGACGTGCGCCGTCGGCAGGTTCAGGATGTTGGTCGTGACCTCGTACTCCCGCTCGTGGCGCCGACGGGCGTCCTGCGCCTCACGGAAGGTGGTGGGTTCTGTAATCTGAGCGGTCATGGCCGCCTCACTTTCTGAGTTGGTGGGGTGCGCCTGTGAGGGGTCGTCCGGGCCGGGAAGTCGGGACGGCCCTTCGGCGCGTGGTGGGTCAGGCGGCGTCGGCTGCCGGCGCCTGCGGCTCCGCGAAGGACGCCGAGGCGAACAAGGCCCTGAGGAACTCGCGCTGCTCCGGACGGAGCGGAGGAGCAGCAGCCGCGTTCCGGCGGGACGCCTGCACCGCGGCCGTTCCGAGACGGCGCTCGACTTCTTCGCGGTCGAACAGCGGACCGGCGCTCATGCGGGGACCGCGGCGAGGTGGTCGGACTGCTCGGCGGGGGCCGGGTTGGCGCGGCCGGTGTGCTCCCAGAGGACGAGGAGGTCCACTCCAAGCCGTTTGGCAATTGCCAAAGCTTCGTCGTGGGTGGCGGTTTCCCGTTCTCCGGTGCGTAGGTGTCCGATCTTGCTGGGGTGGCATCCGGCGGCGTCGGCGAGGTCGCGGACGCTGACTTCGCGTCCGTCTCCGGTGCGCTGCATGAGCTGGACCAAGAGGTCAGCGCTCACGAGCACCATGGGGTTCTGTAGGGGGCGCATGTGGCCACCTCCGTAGACGTGGTGTCCACGTTCGTGGACAAGGAAGACGCTACACGCTCGTAGACGTCTTGTCTACGAGCGTGGACGCTCCATCAAGATTCGGTCATCACTCCCGGTGGGGATAGCGCACACGGGGTGTTTGCGTAGACACTCTGATCGGGGTCGTGGACGGTTGCGTTGACTGACCTGCTAATTAGCTCAGTGATCAACGGTCGTAACGTAGACAACAAGCGTCACAACACGGGAGCGATGAGGCAGGATGACCGCCATGGCTGAGCAGCGGCAAAGGACCGACTTCTTCGATCTCGTGCGCGAGCGCCGGGCAGAGCTGGGCATCAGCCTCCGCGAGCTGGAGGCCCGCGCCATCGACCCCGAGAGCGGCGAGCAGGCAAAGCGCGCCTGGGTGAGCAAGGTCGAGAAGGGGACCGCGGAGGCGCCGTCGGAACCCATGGTCAAGGCGCTCGCCATAGGGCTGAACCTTCCGGTCCGAGTCGTAGCCGAAGCCGCGTCGATTCAGTTCTTCGGCATGGGGTCCTTCGTGTGGAGCGAGGACCGCACAACCCGCGTCCTCGCCGCCCGGATTGAGGAGATGACCGCCGACGAGCGCCGGCAACTCGCGGAAATCGCCGAGACCTTTGCCCGTAGGCGTGCGCAGCGTGAGGGCAATTCGGAAGATTAGTACGACTTTTCATCACTCAGAGATTCACTCTGGTCACAGTCTGATCGTTATGGCACAGTCGGTGATCCGCCTGGGGGGCGTAAACGGATCACTCCTACCGCGTGTTCGAACAGAAGAACGAGCGCGGCTGTGTGCAGGGAGGCAGTGCGATGGCGGATGAGGACGGTGCCAACCGAGGCGACGAGGCGCCTGACACGGAGGAGCCTCAGACCGAGATCCGCATGGAACTGTGCGACAGCCTGCCAGGCGACAGGGCCGTGGTCGGTGTCGAGCAGGACGGCGAGTTTGTGTGGCTCGCCAGCAAGAAGCACGTGACGGAGCAGGCCCGCGACGAATTCCTCGATCAGTTCCAGCGCATCGTGCGCGAGCGCACGTGGATCCAGAACTGGTCCGGCAGGTAGCCGAGTAAGTAGAGGCCATTAAGCCCGCAGGTCGTTGACCTGCGGGCTTAATGGTGTCCTTCGTGAATGTTCGGCACCCCAAACACCTGCGAAGGACACCCCTAGCCTGTCACACTCGGCGGGTGGCACTCGAACCCTCAATCGCCGTCGTCCGCAAGGTCGTCCGCTGCTTCATCTACGCCCGGATCAGCGAGGACCGCGAAGGCGCCCACCTCGCAACCGAGCGACAGACCGATGACTGCCGCGACCTCGCCGAACAACTCTCCACCCCCCAGGTCGAATACCGGATCGTCCGCGTCTTCGAGGACAATGACCTCTCCGCGTACACGGGCAAACCCCGCCCCGACTACAAGGACATGCTCGACGCACTCCGCAACGGCGAAGCGGACTGCGTCCTCGCCTGGCACACCGACCGCCTCCACCGCTCCCCCGTTGAGTTGGAGGAGTACATCGACGTCTGCGGTCCGGCCGGCATCGACACCCGCACCGTCAAGGCCGGGCAGCTCGACCTCTCCACCGCGACTGGCCGGATGATCGCTCGGCAGCTCGGTGTGCAGGCTCGCTACGAGGTGGAGCGGATGATCGAGCGGTCGAAGCGGGCCCGCGACCAGAAGGTCGGCCGCGGTGAGTACTCAGGCGGTCCGCGCCCGTTCGGCTACGAGCCGGACGGCGTCACCCCCCGCACGCTCCTGTGCCCCGACTGCGGCCGCACCGGACCCGACGGATTCACGGTGCGTCGGCAGTGCGACGGCTGCGGGGCCGTCGACCAGTTCACCCGGAACCTCGCCTGCCAAAGCTGCGAGGAGACGGACACCCTGAAGGTGACCCGCGTGTGCAGCGACTGCCAGACCGAGGCGGGGTTCGCGGCAGGGTCTGAGGCGGCGGTCGTCCGTGATGCGGCCGAGGCTGTTCTCTCCGGGACGTCGCTGAACTCGCTGGCCGAGTCGATGGCGAAGGTCGGTCTGGGCACCAGCCACGGCAACGAGCAGCGCGGGCCGAACCTGCGGGCGATCCTGATGAAGCCCCGGAATGCCGGGCTGATGAAGCACCGCGGGGACGTTGTCGGCCGGGCGGACTGGATGCCGCTCCTCGACGAGCCGACGTGGCGGAGCATGGTCGCCGTCCTGGAGGACCCCTCGCGTATCCCTTCGGTTCCGAACACGAGGAAGCACCTCGGGTCGAACATCTACCTGTGCGGGGTCTGCGGGGCAACGCTGAAGGCGTCATCGAAGCCGAACCGGAGGGGTGGCGGGACGCGCCCGGTGTACCGGTGCCGGGTCAAGGACTGCGTGACGCGGGATCTCCCGGATCTGGACGGCTACGTCATCATGCAACTGATGGACAGGCTGGCCCTGGAGCGCCCGGAGGAGCTCACGGCGCGCCGGGAGGACCCGGTCGATGTACGGGTGCTCCAGGATGAGATGCGGGCCGCACGCAGGCGCCTGGACGAGCTTGCTGACGCGCTCGGTAAGGGCGAGATGGACATGCAGGAGTGGCGTGCGGCGGCCGGTCCGGCGCGGGTCCGGCTTCAGGCTGTCGAGGACAAGATGGCGGACGCGGTGAAGCGGAACCCTGCCGCGGGGCTGCTCGCGGCGAAGGATCCCGCCGCGGTGTGGAACAGCCCGGAGTTCGATCTGTCGCGGAAGCGGGCGAGTATCGATCATCTGATGTCGGTGACGGTGCATCCTGCGCGGCGCGGGCGTCTTCCGGGTGGCGGTTACTTCGACGCTGCGACTGTTCAGATCGACTGGAAGTAGCAGCGCCCCCGGCCCGGAGGCCAGGGGCGCCGCGGCCGTACCGCCGCGCCTGGGGGGCATTAGGCGGCCGGCCGTTCAGGGGTGCCCGCCTTGATCCGGTGCGGGCGTGCATCTAGTTCATCGCATGGCTGGGTGGAGAGTCACTCACCCGTTCGTGTGAACGGGTGTTCGATTCCTGCACAGTACAGCTAGCCCTGCGGCATATGCCATAGCGTCGCAGGGCCACCCAGACCGGCCGTCCGTCTGTTCTACGGCGGCGGGCGGACCGTCCGTCGCGCGATTTCAAGATCCTAAAAAGCCTGCTGCCACCGGGCTGACTTATGATCATGCAGGCCAGAGCGTTTGTCGAATGCCCCGCGACCTGCCCGACGAAACCGAATGGCTCCAGCAAGAACGCCAACGCATCGGCAGACGCATCCGCGACGCACGCATGGACCACAACCTCACCCAAGAGGCCGTCTTCCTGGCCGTCCCCCTGACGCGGAGCTTCTACCAGGAGATCGAGTCCGGCCAGGGCAACCCCACACTCGTCACGCTGATCCTTATCGCCCGCGCCATCGGCTGCCCGCTCTCCGACCTCGTGAGATGACCCGCCGCCGCCTCGGAGGCGGCACGAGGACGCGGACGCCGATCTCGTCCCGCCGTGGGACTGCCTCTGGGGTTCAGCCGCGGGCCGAGACGATCAGCGTGCCGATGTGGCCGTGCTTCGGGGCCTCAAGGACTTCCGCTTTGGCGGTGGCGAAACCGGCCCGGGTCAGCAGGCGCTCCCACACGGCGGCCCGGTAGCTGTACCGGTAGGTGAACATGGCCTTCCCCGCGAACCCGCCCTTGTACATGCCCTGCGGGCCGTAGGCGCCCGGGATGGCCGGCGGCTGGGAGAACACAAAGATGCCCCCCGGAGCCAAGCGCTCCCGGACGAGCGGGAAGAGCCGGGACGGATCGGTGAACCATGCCGCGCCGAAGATGGAGTACACCGCGTCGTACTGGCTTTCATCTGCGGCGAGCCATTCGAGAATCTCGCCCTGCTCGATCCGTACGCCGAGCGGCGCCCACCGGTCGCTGGCGAGCTGCACCATGCGCGGCGACAGGTCGACCCCGTTGGCCTTGACGCCCTGTTGCGCGAGGTGGGCGAGGGCGCGGCCGGTGCCGCAGCCGATCTCCAGCACCGATTCCGGGTTGTCGAGCAGTTCGGGGCCGGGGCCGTGTCCGGCGTACTGGGTCCAGCAGAACGTGGGCTCGGCGTCGTCCTTGAACGCGGACTCGGCGAAGGCGTCCCAGAGTTCGGTCTCGGCGGCAATGTCGTGCGGTACGGGCACAGCATGTTCCTTCCGGTCGTCGGGAAGCGGGAGCCCCCGCCCTCGGGGAGCCGTGAGGACGGGGGCGACTGTAGCGGGCTCAGTGACTGTCGGGGACCTTGTTGTCGCACGGCGAGCAGTTCGCGCCGTCGATGGCCCACAGTTCCTCGTCGATGGCCCAGCCCTGGCTCTTCAGGAAGTCGCCAGTGCGCAGGCACAGGCCGTCATTGCGACGTTCGATGAAGGGGGCGTGGTGCTTGAACTGGCCGCCGTTGTAGAGGCGGCAGATGCCCCACCAGACGGGTGTGTCGAGGATCAGCTGATGCACGCCGATGTCGACGAGCTTGCCGACGCCGAGGTGTACCTCCGGGTTCTCAATGGAGCCCATGACGTACATGACGCCGTTGCCGAGGATGCGTTCGGCCATGTCGCGGACCATCGTGTGATCGCGCAGGAGCAGCGCGATCTCGCGGTCCCAGATGCTCATGCCGGAGTCGAAGATGTTGACGGTCAGCTCCGTGATGTGGGGAGCGACCGCGTTGAGCAGCTCTTGCGGGTCGCGCGTTCGCGTTGTGGCGGAACGCTCTAACGCAATGGTCACGTCTTCCTCCTGTTGTGGACGGATGCCCCCGGTCGGGGGCGTTGGCCCGTCCGCTCCTGAGTTGCAGGAGTGGGCGGGAGTCTTCAGCGGCGCACGGAGTCCTGGGTGGTCTGGATCGGCACCCTCTTGCACCGGTCGACATGCCGGTAGATGGTGATGCCCGCAGCCGAGGACGAGGGCATGTCGTGCGTCGAGTACTCCTCGCCGGGCCGGATCGGCTGATCGCAGCGACCACAGATCATCGCCGGTACTCCCGGATGAGCCGGTACAGTCCCCGCCCTATCTCGCACGCGGGCGCAGTCGCCTCGGCCGCGCACATCGTGCACGTCGAACCGTGAGTCAGCAGCCCACGGTGCGCCTGCAAGGCGACGCAGCCACGGCAGGCGCGCGGATACCAGGACACGGGCTCGCCGGCGCGGCTCGCCGACTGCACGCCGAGATCGACTGCGGTAGCGGGCGTGAGGGTGATCCCGTCCCATACGCAGGCCATCCCGCGGACCTGATGCTCGGATAATCCGGCGATGCTTGGGATGGCGAGCAGGTCGAGCACGCTCTCGCTGACCTGGTTGGTGGGGGTTCCCACGTGCATGTCTCACGCCTCCGCGGTCACGGTGATCTGTCTCACACACGTGACCGTAGGGGGGGTACAGCAAAGGAGGGGGTAGCAGGCCTACCCCCTCCTTGGTGGGTACAGTTCCTACCCCCTACGTGATCACACGGGCACACCCAGTTCCCGCGCGAGTCCCAGCGCGTCATCCCGGACCATCCGCGGCCCCGACTTCACCAGCTCCGGCAACACGCTGCGGGTGTGCAGGTTGTACTGAATCGTCTCCGGAGACTCCCGGAACGCCTTCCCCAGCAACGACACCGCGGCCGTACCCTCCCCCAGCATTCCGTGAGCGCGCGCCGACTCGATCAGGTGGTACGAGCGGCGCGTCGCTGACGGAATCTGGCCCAGGTCCAGGGCCTCCGCGACCTCCAGCGCCTTCGCGGGCTGCATCAGATCGTTGTGCATGGTGATCGCGTACCCGTTGACGATGCCCCGCCCGAACATCAGCCACGGGTGCGCGTAGTCGTCGCCGAGCTGCCGGGCAGCCTCGTCGGCCTTGTCCCAGTACCGCCACGCGTCGCCCTGCTGGCCCGTCTTCGCGTACGACAGGGCCACCGCGAGATACAGCAACCCGCGGCGCGCAATGTGCTCCGGGTCCTCTCTGTCCTGCAACAGAGAGGCGGCCTGCTCGGCAAGGTCGACGCGCGCCTCCGCAGCCTCACCGGCGTCCCGGTGGACGTGGTTCATGTACCAGGCGGCGGCCGCAATCGCGCGCGGGCTGTCCGCGTCCTGCGCGGCCGTCATGGCGCGGTCACCAGTGAGGACGACGAGGTCCGGCGCGGGCTGGAACGACAGGAACAGTTGGGCGAGGTGGTAGGTCTCCGCGAGGGAGACCAGCGCCCGCCGGCGCTCCGCCCCGTCGAGGGCGCGGGCGGCGTGCTGGGTGTCGGCGAGGAGGCTGGGCAGCAGGCCGACGATGCGGGTGCGGTTCCCCTCCACCGCGGTTCCGTGGCCGGTGCGGGGGTCGCTGTCGTGCCACAGGCGCCATGCGGTCCGCAAGCGGGCGGCGAGGATCTCCGCGGACTCCGGTTCGCGGTCGTCGGGGGCGAGTTGGTAAGTGGTGAGGGCGCGTTTCACGGTCGGCAGGGCGCCGTGTTCGGCCTTCGTGTAGGTGGCGGCTGCGAGGCGTTCTTCGCCGGTGAGTTCGGCGAGGTCTTCGATGCCGAGGACGTGCGCGAGGCGGAGGAGTTTGGGGAGGCGGGGCATTCCGATGGAGCCTTTTTCGATGGCCTTGACCCACTCGGTGGACTGGTCCATGAGGCCTGCGACGACGGCGCGGGTCTTCCCGGTGCGTTCGCGGGCGTGTTGGACGCGTTGGCCGAAGGTGAGTACCGGGGGTGCGGTGTCGGTGTGCTCGGGCATACTGGACTCCGTTCTGACCTAGACACTCAGAACGCTACTCCCCCTCCGCGTGGGGGATATGGCGGTTGCGCCCCCTGTACGGCTCTTGGGCCTGTTCAGGGGGCGTGCCTATGGCGGTGGGGGCCCGTAGGCTTGTCTCATGTCCCCCACCCCTCTGCCTAGCGGCGCCGTGCGGCCTGCTGCGGCCGTGAATGAGGACATCCGCGCTCTCTGGCCGCGTGCGGGGGCGCAGCTCACGGCGGAGGAACGTAAGGCGTACGAGCGGCTGTTGGTGGAGTGGGCGGCCGCGGTCCGGGCCGACATCGTCGAAGCGGCCTGAGCGTCAGATGTAGATCCGCCGGTGTGGGTCCAGCCCCGCGGCCTGCGGAGTCGGAGACGGAGACTCGCTCGGATCCGGGGCCCCGTCCTTCCGGCACACCAGCGCATCCGGGTCATAGCTCGGGGCCTGCAACGAGTACCCGTCCGGGCACGTCTGCCCATCCCGCCCGTCTTGGCCGTCCGCCCCGGCCTGCCCCGCAGGCCCAGCCGGGCCCTGCGCGCCCTGAGGTCCAACAGGACCGGCCGGGCCAGTCGGTCCCACCGCTCCCGGACTCCCTGCGGAACCGGCCGCTCCCGCCGCACCGGACGGTCCCGGGGAACCCGACGGACCTGGGGAACCCGCGGGCCCCTGCGGTCCGGGGATCGGCACCGGCACCTCCGCCCGCGCCGACAGCGAAGGCACCGCCTTGCTCGGGTCCGGAGCCACCGGAGTCCCACCCCGGGCCTTCACCTGCGCCCGCAGCGCGCGCACGTCCCCGGCGAGCGTGGACACCGCGTCACCGCGGCGGTTCGCCTCGGCCGTGGCCGCCGCGTAGTTGCGGTCCGAGGTGTCGATGCGGTGCCACAACGCCCACGAGAGGCCGAACAGAGCGACGATCGCGCACGCCGTGGCGATGCCGCGCCAATGCAGAACAATCGTGCGCTCAGTTCGGGTCATGGGGGCGGGTTTCCTCCGAGTCGAATGATCTCTATCTGAAGCCGGGTGATCTCGATCAGGTCGTCATGGCGCTGCTGGTTGAGCCGGGACAGTTCGGTCTGAGCGGCCGCCAGCTCGGTGCGCTTTGCCGTCAGTTCTTCCTGAAGTTGGTCGGTCACTGAGTTGAACCGGGTGACGCCGTTCTCGCCGCGCTTGCCGACGTACACCACCCCCGACCCGACGAGGCCGGCGACAGCCGCCAGGACCGCGCCGAGGGTGGTGCCGTCCAATCAGGCCTCCTAGACGGATGCGGTCAGGCCGCCTTGACGAACGAGTCCTGCGCCTTGGCGCTGACGCCGACCGGCTTCCAGAACCCGAAGTGGGAGAGGACGCCAGTGCCGAAGGAGACGAGGGCGAGGGCGGCCGCCGTACCCACGCTGTACCCGGCGTCGTGCGGGCCTGCGTACTCCGTGACGAACCCGGTCGCGGTGGACAGCGCGAGGAGGAGCACGGCCTTTATGCCCGCGTTGGTGACTCTCGTCGTCACCAGGCCGACGAGGACCGGGAGGACGACGGAGACGAGCAGGCCGAGCCAGTACGCCTTGTCGAGGTTGACGTTCATGGGGACTCCAGTTCGGTGAAGAGGATCAGACGTTGGGGACGTGCAGCTTGGACCAGCTTGCCGGGCCGGGAGTACCGTCCGCGGCCGCGCCGGTGTAACCGAGCTTCCGCTGCCAGGCCGCGTAGGAGCGCTCGTCACCAGGGCCCCACACATCGGCGTTCGCGGACGACGCGTACTGGTTGCAGCCGACCGCGACGAGCCTCCGGTGCATCGCCGCAACGATCGGGGACCGGCGGCCGGCCCTGAAGAACGACGTCCCGGGGAACGGCTCGTAGGTCGGCTTGGGAGCGGGCTTCGGCGGGGCGATGAACGCGGGCCACGAGCCCGGGTCCACGTGCGTGTTCTCGGGGACCTCAGCGTGGGCGTACCAGCCGCCTTCGGTCTCCCACACGTGCTCGTTGCGGTGCGGGGAGAAGTCCGTCGGGTGCCCCATGGGCCACGCTTGCGGGACGCCCCACGAGGTGACCCAGTCCTGGAGCTGCTGCCAGCCCTTGCACGGGGTGTCGGCCAGCGTCGCGTACACCTTGCCGTCCGGGGCCTTGCAGTACGGGAAGAACAGGGCCTCGATCTGGATCACGACGCGGCCCGCGCGGTTCGTCCTGGTCCCGCCAGCCAAGTCCACGACGGACTTCGAGCGCGAGTCGGCCGGGTAGAACTGCGCGAACTCCCCAGTGAACGGCGACCACAGGATGTGCGGCGCCATGCCGATCCCGCCGCCAGTGAAGTAGGACTTCAGGTTGGCGAACGGCACCAGGTCGACAGGCTTGGCCGCGGTGGCGTTCTTGTCCCACGTGATGTGGGCAATCGCCTTCGCGGGGTACTGCGTGTCGCACGGGGCGTGGTCCCCGACGTCGGCCCGTATCGCCCCGGGCATCCACAGGTCAGGCATGGTCAGACTCCGTTCTTGGCGAGCAGGGCGCGGATGTCGGCGCCGAGTTGAGCCGCGGTGACCGCGGGCTGCGGGGAGGGGGCGGCCGCCCACGCGGGGACGGTGACGTCGCCCTGCTGCGACAGGAGCCACGTCAGGTCGGCCGCGGTGAAGTAGCCAGACCCCTTCGCGCCCCAGCCGGTGCCCCACGAGTTCGTGATCCAGTACTCGCCGGCCGCCGCGTCGAGCCGGTTGAGTTCGATCTCGTGGCCGCCCGCGACGCCTGATGACCGGTCGACGAGGATCCGGCCGTCGGTGGCCGTGTCGAACATCGAGTTGAGCCACTCGATGCCGATCATCACCGGGCCGGACTGGAGCGCCGAGTTCAGCGCGGCCATCGAGAACGCGTGCGTGTAGCTGGTGGCCAACCCCAGTGCCTTCAGGGCCTTCGCCACGCCGATCCCCGAGGAACCGGTGTCGTCCGGCGGATACGTGCCGGACACCCCGTCGAGGACGGTGGCCAGCGCATACAGGGAGATCGCGAACGCCTCGTCCAGCGGGTGGACCCCCGCGGTGAACGCGCCGTGCGACGCTGCGGCCGCGGCCGGTGTGATCGTGACCGAGGTCCATCCGGTCCGGCCCGCGGAGTCCGTGCCCAGCAGGCCGCAGCCCGCGTTGCCCGTGCACGAGCCCAACTGGCCCTGGTCGAGGACCGGCGTCCGTCGCGCCCATTCGACGGTCTTGATCGCGGACTGCGGGAGGACCCCGTGCGCGTAGGCGAGGGAGCGTGGATCGTGCTCGATGTGACGGCCGAGGCGGAACGGGCCGCGCTGCTCGGCGATGTGGTGGATGGTCATGGGGCTCCTCGGGCGGCAGTGGTGTCCTGCTCCGGTCGTTAGAGGAGACGATACGGTTCGTCTCGCCAATGTGCCTGAGTGGTCCTGGTGTGGATCTCCTTAAAACCGGGGGTCAGACGACCGTGATGACCTGCTCGAACTTCTGCGCCACCACCGAGACCACACCCGCCGTCCCAGCAATGAACGCCCGCAGCACATTCACCACATCGACCTCATCAACGACAGGCGGCTCCTGGGTGATTGAGTCGATGCTCGCCGAAAGCACCGGTTCGCCGCTCTTGTTGCGTCCAGTAATCACATAAGTGGCCAAAGCGAAAACTCCTGTCAGGCGATGCGCTGAGATGAAATCCAGCTATCAGTGAAAACAGTGGTTGCGGTCGCACTCGACACGCTCTGAGCCCACGACATTCCCCACGTGCCGCCCGTTGCCCCGACACGCAACGTCCCCGCAAGCATGATCGTGAGCGCATTTCCTGCACCGAGACCGCCGTATGTGCGGGTATTTGCGATGTCGGTCCACTCGGTGCGAACCGTGTAACCCCACGTCGACCCGGCATTCTGCTGAGTGCCACCGCCCGCAGTGCCAGAAATGACAGTGGTACCAGCACCGGAGCCGATCCACGCACCAAGCGACCCGGATGGCACGCTGAACCCGAGGATGATGTCCGCGTTGAGGTCCGCGTCGAATTTGACCCAGCCGTTCCACGCGTACACCGCGCCCGCGACCGCCGTGAATTGGATGTGCGGGTCCAGCGTGACCGTAGTCGTCGCAGCGCGGGCCGTGTCGGCGGTCTTGCGGGCCACCTGAGGCTGCATCGACCGCAACAGGGATGCGGTGAGCCGCTGCCCGGCGAGGGGTGTGGGATAGGCCTCGGGCACAGGTGTCTCCTTACAGGGCGAGAATCGTCGGATAGGCGAGACGGACGTCCTCGCCAGCAGAATGCGGCTTCACGACGCCGTTTACGGAGCGGATCACCGTGAAGTTCTGCGGGTTCAAAACCTGGAAATTGTCGTAGGAGTATGTGACGGGCAGCGTGTTCGTGTTCGTGCCGTCCAGCGTCGACCGCACACCCACCTGCCCGGCAGCCGTGATAGCCGAATCCGTGACGGTCGCCTGCCAATCCA